CGGACGCTTGGCGTCAGAGATCACAAGAACGTTTGCGATATAGGTCAACTTGCGCTTCTGCTTACGAGCAATTTCCTTGTTGGCTTCAACGCCAGAATTCCAAAGAACTGTGTTGTACTCAGAAACAGGGTCAGTTTTGCCAAGAGTTGTGAGAGAATTCTCAATGTACCAACCACCTGGACCTTGGAATCCGTGCGACCAGATTTGAACCCAAGGAAGACCATCTTCACCGTCGACTGCTGGAGTATCGAGGAATCGGATAACTGCATATCCGTTGCCAGCGGCGTCAACTTCTGGTTGCCAAAAACGATCATCAACGTTCTTGCCACCACCATTACCTGCTGAAGATGCTTCAACTGCCTTCTTCAATTTGTCAAGGGACGAACCCTTCTTAAGACTTGATAGACTCATTTATATTCTCCGTATAGCGTTGTATTAATGTATATCGACTTGTCCACTTTCTTCATCACCATATCATTATATATCATTTCAGTCTGCAAGTAAAGTTTCTTTTGTTAGAAGTTTATACTTGTCGACGTTCACTGCAAGAAAGGCTCCATATTTGCGAATCTTTCTTGACACTTTGGGATAGATGATATCATCTGAAATCTTCTTGTCCCAAATTCGAATAAAGTCGAAGATGTTATTGAGGATAACCATCGTTTCAATCGTAACATCTTTTTGGAGAAATGTGACTAGCAGTTTTGGAAACTGCCCATCTTCGACTTTAAATAAATCATTGAATGTTTCTTTCGTCGCAATCTTTTGCAGATCCTCGACATAAATCTTGCTCATCGAATCCGTGGTTCGTTTCCAATCCCGATAAGTTTCTTCAGCCTCGTCTTCAAGCAATGACTTGGTCCAATTATCGTCACTGTGTACAAAATTAGCAACCAGAAATGGAACCATCTCATCGTCGCGATACTTGCGCGCAAGACGATGGAATAGAAACTTGTCACGACGTTTTTGAAATGCATCTATCGATACTCGAGTCTTGCCATCATAATGGAAGAAGTTATAATTCTCTGAGGTGAAGTGTAACTTGATGGCTTGATAAGTGCAATACAAATCGTAACCGTTCAAACTTTTCCTCGCTTAAACTGTTCTAGTAGAGCGCGCATCTTTGCTTGCGTCTCATCATCAATCTCGGTCGCATCTTCTGCTTTATTCTTTTCTGCTTCGTTCACTGCCGTCACCAAGTCACTTGCACTTTGCGTCCCTGTAAAAAATGCAGGAAGCAATAACCACCAAAGAGATGACTTTGTCGCATAAATCATGATGCCAGTGAATGTCCACACAAACACATTCCAGATTAGAATCTGCCAAGTCATATCGGCAATTTCCCAATCTTTGGTAGATATCTCAAATCCATTGCTTCGCAATGAATGATGCTTTTCAAAGATTCATTGATAAGAGTTGCAGCAACTTCGATCTCAAGATTATTTCTTTCGCAATAAGTTGTGATTGCATCCATATGATCAATTCTTTCTTTTATTGCCATTTCCATAATCATAATAGAGAAGTTATTTTTTTCTTCGCGAGTTGCCATATTAGATCTCATATTCACTCAAGGAATTGTTCAACTGCTGAGTCACACGAACAAACGTTGTGCGCTTACTCAACTCTTTCAATTCACTTGCCCCCACATAAGTACATGCCGAACGTAATCCACCCAAAATATCTTGCATAGTTCGTTTCACCTCGCCACGATATGGAATCTCTACAGTCTTGCCTTCAGATGCTCTGTAATTGGCAACACCACCATTATGCAGATCCATTGCAGTATCAGAACTCATTCCGTAGAATTTATTTCCACCCAGTGCACTTGCTCCGCCTTCCTTGTGACCAGCCAACATTCCACCAAGCATCACGAAATCGGCTCCCGCAGCGAATGCTTTCACCACGTCTCCAGGAACGGAACACCCTCCATCCGCTATGATATGACCCCTGAGACCATGAGCAGCATCAGCACACTCAATAACTGCACTCAACTGCGGGTAGCCGACGCCTGTCTTTTTGCGAGTAGTGCAAACAGAGCCAGGACCAATACCAACTTTCACGATGTCAACACCGCCAATAATTAGTTCTTCCGTCATCTCTGGTGTGACGACATTACCTGCCATCAATACAACATAAGGATAACGATCACGGAAATGACGAACGAAATTTACAAAGGCTTGCGTATATCCATTCGCAACGTCAATACAAACATACATATATCGATTTTTAACTGCGTTATACACTTCATCGAATTTCTTTAAATCTTCTGCAGAAGTACCAAGAGAATAAATGGTGCTGTCTAATCTCCGCGCAAAGTGACTGATTAATTCAGGTGCACCATAATGTTTAGTCACAGCAACCATACAATTATGGTTGGCGAACTCTAAATCCATTTCGAAAGTACCAACGCCATCCATATTGGCAGCAATAATCGGGATGCCTTTCCAACTATTACCACTTCTAAAAGTGAATGTTCTTTCTAGATTTACTTCGCTTCTTGAAGAAAGGTTAGAACGTTTCGGAGTGATGAGGACATCTTTATAGTCCAACTTAACGTCTTCAATAATTCTCATAAAGCCTCAATGATAAAAAATATGCTGACCAATTTTCTTGATCATCCTTTTGCTTTCAGCCCAATTAGGATTAACATATACAGCATGAAAATGTTTTGCAGATCCAATTATACCGTATTCGTGTTTAGAAATCAATATGTTTTCAGCAATTTTAACTGAATCACGCCAAGCATCAGTATTCTTACGAACTTTTGTTTTGCCTTCACAGACCCAAGAGAATTGACAAATGCCTTTGGACTTTTGGTGAACAACGCCGCAAACTGTTCTTGGATACTGCTTGCTCTTGACGCGATTCATGGTCACTTCGGCAACAGCAATCTTGCCAGCACGAGGCTCACCACCTGCTTCAAAATAGATGTTGCGAGCCAAGCACTCGACTTCTCTCATTACTGCTTGTTTCTTTTCATAAGAGAGATTTAGAAACTCAACTTTATGATTTAGAGTTTCAAGTTCTGATTGTAAGATAATATTAGCGGTTTGCTGGGCTTCTAATTTATTCTGCACTATGTTCACCATACTGAATGGCACATAAAGAACAAAGAATATTAAAGCAAAAAGCCCACCCCACATACAGAACAAACTGTGATTACGATCAAAATATTTTTCTATGCGTGTTAACACATCGACTGCATTCATGTTAGTTTCCTCCATTATTGCAGCGAACCAACGTTCTTTTCATGATATAATAAGTCTATTATTTAGGATTCTTGCGCAATTGCCACATTGCGATTATGAAATCAACTCGGTGCGCAGTTGTATGATTTGCCAAAACCTTTTCTCGACCATTTTTTGCAATATGTTCTCGCTCCTCATCATTCTTACAATAGTAAAGCAGTTTTTCAATACAGTCTTCTTCATTATTATAATATACAATATCACGATTTTCAACAAATAATTCATTTATTCTTGTTTGTGGTCCCAAACGATCTGTTAGCACCATTCTACCCGCAGCCATTCCCTCAAAAATTCTGCGAGTAATTTCTTTATGTTTGCTTTGCTGTAATACAATTCGACCAGAGTTCAAGAATTCATTATGTTCCTTTCCAACCCATCCATTTTTATTGATAACATAAAGAGGCAAATTTCTTGCCATGCTATCAATGATTGGAGCATATCGATTCATTCCCCTTGAGCAGACACCCATATACTTTGGTTTCTTTTTGAGGGGCTTGTATATTTGAGTGTCTGCAAAATGGGGAGACCAAAAAGCATTGAATCCATCGCCTCGATATCTGCCTGCACATGATGCATCTGGACTCAACACTAAATCGAAGTATGGTGCTTTGACAGCATTCTCATAAAATTGTTGAGGGTCGTCGCCAGATTCCATCACACAATATGCGCCAGTTGGTCGTAATTGAGATAAGATTGGTGACGTGTGTCGACCCCAATCCATGTGCATGATTATATCTGGGTTTGTTTTGAACAACTGACTGAGATTCGAATCAGTGTAGTTCTGATCTTTATCAATCAAAGAGTAGATTGATGTTTTCCATCCACGACGTTTAAACTCATCTACGATGGAGAGTGGGGTTGACCACTTGTCAGATTTGTTGTGCGCAAATAAAAATGATATTGTATTCATAATTTAAAAGAGGGTGGCGAGTTTCCCCGCCACCCAAACCTTTCTGTTACCGAGCGGTCAACTCTTTGTGCTCAATGTGCTTATTAGGCAGCGAGAGCCATAGGTGTAAATGAATCATCGTTTGCATTTACTGTGTTTGCGCTGATTAAGTCAGTCGCCTCACTGGTTGCTGTCAGGTTATTACTTGCCCTGTCGAAGCCAAATTCATCCCCGTCAGATAGCCATCACGTACATTGCTGCAGAGGTGATGGGCATTTGGTGGAGATGTCGGGGGTCGAACCCGAGTCCAGAACACCTTTAATTGTCAGTTTACAACCATTAATAATATTTATTCATTTAGAACTTTTGCGACAGAGTTAATTACTGCCGCAATACGACCGATATCGCGGAGTCGTTCAACAGTCATTCCTTCTTTCTTCAAAGTATCATAATGGGCTTTGACACAGAAGTGACATTTGCCAACAATCGATGCAGCGAGAGAATATGACTCAAAATTAATTTTTGAAACGCCACCATGATTTACAATCCCATTCATGCGGAGTCCTGCAGGAAGTCCTTTCAGTGCAGGGTCATCCGCCATTTCAACATAAGGATACCAAACATTATTTTGAGCCATGATAGTTGCTGCTATCAATGCTGCATTACACTCAGCATCATCTTCCATTGCTTGCTCGATAACGGACAGCAACTTCCCGTTGCCTGTAGCCATCGCAGCAGCAACTGCACATCCGTGTGCAATCACAGGATGAAGAGAACTGCGCAAAAGAACTGCATCAAGGTTCAACTTTACATCTTTTGCATACTCTGGTAGAGCATCTTTGATTGTATCAACCCAAATCATTCTTCATCCTCTTTACTAATTTCTTCAAATAAATCTTTTTCTGCTCGACAATCTGGACATTCGAAGTCATCTGGAAGATCTTCCCATTTCCCATATCTGTCGTCATACTTCCAACCACAAATTATACAAATATGTTCGACTTCTTGTGCCATATATTATCCGTTCTTTGGTACTTCCGTGCAGCGTGAAAA